GGAGACAAATCAAAGAATATGTCCACTATTACTATGATGATATGGGATCTAAACCACTGATTGTCACTATAGATCATAGCTGGCTTATTAAGCAAGCATCTGATGAGAAAGAAAAGCTTAACACTCTTTATAACACTGTAGAGATGCTCATGGAACTAAAAAACGAGCTTCCTGTTATTGTTATGATGATTACACAGCTTAACAGAACATTAGATGAGGCAAGTAGAAAAACTCCAGGAAATATTGCTAATTTTCCTACTAGCTCAGATATATTTGGTGGCGATGCTCTTATGCAGGGTAGTGATGCTGTACTTGCAATGGCTAGACCAGGTATAAATGGTATAAAACAATATGGCCCAGATAAGTTGCCGTGTGATCCAAATTTAGTATATTTACATCCATTAAAACTTAGAAATTCCAAAAACGAAAATGAGCTATTGTACATGCAAGCAGAGTTTAGCTTACAGAAATTAGTAGAAATACCAAAACCTATAAGTACAACCTCTACATCTTATGTACGTAGATCCATTAGACCATCAGCCGATATTGGCTCAGAAATTTAAAATTTACAAGTATGAGTAAAGAAAGAGAAGAGTTGCTCCAAAGAGCAAGAAACTATCATCGAACTCTCATTAATGATCTTAAGATTAATGAGACAGATTTCACTATTAAGAAAATCTTTAGACATGAAGGTGTTATTGTTGTTCCTATTATGGGATATGAATTTCAAAAACCAAAAGGTCTTTATTTTGAAATAGCAAAAGGAGACTATAGTGGTTTTGCAGATGAAGAAAGAACAGTGTATAGACTTCCTAATTCTGAGAAAGAAGAAGCTATTCCTGATCCCATTTATGAAGATAGATATTTAGTACCATTAGAAGTTCTAAGAAAAGTCGATCCTCATTCAGTGGCTATTAGTAAAGAAGCTGCTGTTATGAGTGGAGATAGTATTCTTAAGAAAATGAAAGAAGAGTCTTCTTCAACTATGAAGATCTTTAGTACAAAGATAACAGATGATGCACCTTATAGTGATATGACTATAAGAGATTATGTAGCAATACATAAGGGTATACCTGTAAGTGGTAAAGAGTGGCTCAATGAACTAATTAAACAATTACCTTAAATATGGCAGTAGGAATTCTTATTATTGCAGAATCAGGAGCTGGTAAATCTACTAGTATTGAAGCTCTAGATCCAAAAGAAACATTCATTATTAATGTAGCTAACAAACCTCTTCCTTTCAAAGGATGGAGAAAAAAGTACACAACATGGAGTAAAGAAAACCCTGGTGGTAATCTTTATGACAAAGCTGCTCCTGAAAATATCGAAGCATGTCTTCGTTATATAAGCGAGAAGCGACCTGAGATTAAGAACATTGTTATTGATGATTTTCAATACATGTCGTCTTTTGAGTTCTTTGATAAAGTGGATGAGAAAGGTTACGAGAAGTTTACTAAGATAGGTGCACATTTAGCTAGAATAGCTAGGCTACCAAAAGATCTTAGAGATGATCTTATGATCTTTATTCTCACTCACGCAGAGGAAGCAACAGACATTGAAGGTAAACGTAAGTTTAAAGCAAAGACTATTGGTAAAATGGTTGATGAAAAGCTTACATTAGAAGGTTTGTTTTCTATTGTTCTCTTTGGTAAAGTGAAGAAAAACAAAGAAGGTGTTATACGCTATGTTTTTGAAACACAAACCAATGGAGAAAATACATGCAAATCTCCTAGAGGAATGTTTGACAGTTTGGAAATTGAAAACAATTTGCAAATGGTGCGTCAAGCTATTTTGGATTACGAAAATTAATTTCTTATATTTACATTTTAAAAACAACAATTATGTTTAGTACAAAAGGACAAGAAGTAAAAGGCAGCAGTGGACCTTCAAAATCTCTGCAACCAGGTGTAGTGTTAGCTCACGTGCATAGTGCAACAGTTAAGCATTCTGAAAAAACAGGTAAGAAAATGTTAGAGTTTGTGTTGGAAGGACCAGCACTTGAGAACTTTGAGGGATGGGCTATTGATAAAGCTAATCCTGAAGGACCTAAATTTACAGGACCTTCTTCTAGAGTGAGTGCAACTATCTGGACTGATCTTTACAATGAAGATGACATTAACAAAAATCAAATCCTTAATCGCTTTGTTGTTATTGCACAAAAGCTTGGTCTTAAAGATCAACTAGATAATATTTCTGAAGAGCATCAAATCACTTCTATTGAGCAGTGGGTTGAAAAAGCTACAGAAATCATCAAAGGTCATGATCTTTATTGGTTCTTGAAAGGTAATGAAGAAGAGTATAACGGTAAAACTATTGTTAAACTTTCTCTTCCTAAGTTTAAGTTCTGCGGTAACTTAACATCAGAGATTGATACATTTGATAAAAATAATCAATATCATTATAAGCCATTGGCTCAAAGCACAACAGTGAAGAGCTTTGAAGCTGCTAGTGATTTTGATCTATAGTTTAGAGTTTAAAACCAACATGTCCAGGGGGTGTTTTTACACCCCCTTAATTTTTAAGCTTATGTTTAGAATTAGAAATTTAGTACACGATATAAAAGATGTACCTGATACATGGATATTTGAACATTATTGTAAACTTAGTTATAAATTAGAAGGACAGCACATAAAGATTAAATCATTATTTAATCAAGAGCGCACACCTAGTATGTGTATTTATACTAACAAGTATAATACGTATAGGTATAAAGACTTTTCATCTGGTAAATCTGGTGGAGGTGTAGATTTAGTTAAAGAACTCTATGGATTGAACTATTATCAAGCATGCGAGAAAATAATACTTGAATATAATGATTGTATTCTCAAAAACGGATGTGGTTATGAGTCTAAAGAGTTAAAACAATTTTCTAAATTCAAAGTGAGCTCCTTTACTAAAAGAGATTGGACAACTAAAGATCAATATTATTGGACACAATTTAATATTGGTTCTAAGCTTTTAGAAGAACATTGCGTCTATCCATTAGACAATTATGTTATGACAAAAGATGAAGATCAAATTGAAATTAAAGGAACTTACATTTATGGTTATTTTAGAAAAGATGGAACACTCTATAAAATATACCAACCCAAAAACCAAGACAAGAAGTTTGTAAAAGTGAAGAGTTACATCCAGGGTATAGAACAATGTAAACCTGGCAACAAACATCTTCTCATCACTTCTAGTCTTAAAGATGTAATGTCTATTAAGTCCTTAAAACTTTCTGGGCTAAATATTATTGCAGCAGATTCTGAGAACACTATGCTACCACAATCTGATATAGAGGTGTGGCAAAATGAATATCAGAATATTATTCTTCTATTTGATAATGATAATGCAGGCATAGAAGCTATGAGAAAATATCAGGAAAAATATCCTTTTATTAAAGTGGCTTTACTACCTTTGAGTAAAGATGTTTCTGATAGTATCAGAGACCATAGTGCTAGAAAGGTGAGAGAACATCTAGTTCCTATATTAAATAGAAAAATAAATGAAACGCAAGAAGACATATAGCAAACCCAGAAAACCAAAGAAGCCAACAGTTCCTAAACCAAGAAACGCAGGAACTATGACTGAGAGTGCATTCTGGTCATTCATTAGAAGTGCACTTAGACAGAAGTCTAGATTTTGGAAACCTATTATGGAATGCAAGAGAAAATCTCGCAAACCATATCAAGGCCCAAATAAAAGACAAAAGTTTGAGTATCAGTGTAACCAATGTAAAGGTTGGTTTGCTGAGAAAAAAATCAATGTCGATCACATAGTTCCTGCTGGTTCTTTGAATTGTGCTAATGATCTTCCAGGGTTTGTAGAAAGATTATTCTGTGAAGTGAATAATCTACAAGTGCTTTGCACCACTTGTCATGATTTAAAAACTAAAAAAGAAAAAAATGGCAATTTATAATAACGACAGAGATCCCAATGAAGAGATGTGGGAAAAACAGCAATTTGACATAGAAGTAGAAAATGAAAGATTAAATAAACACAAAGATATGATGAAACAAGTTGTTGATCTTAATAACGAGCTAATTGATATTCAAGTGGAAAAGTTTAAAATACTATGTGATTTTCTTGAGTATGAAGAAGCTCTTACAAAAGATAAAGACACTGCGTCTAGAATACAAACACTTTTAAAAGGAATGAATGTATGGAAATAGATGATTTCTTTGAAGATAAAATGCTAACAGAATTAGTAACAGAATCTGTTAAGATGTTAGAAGATGAGTTTTATAGTAAACGATTTGAGTTTTCTTACAGTAGTCTTAATAAATTATTATGGAACCCTGTAGTGTTTCATCAGCTTTATGTTCTTAAAATGAAAGAAGAAAAAACTGATGCTCACTTAGTGCAGGGTAAGGTGATACATTGTCTTTTATTAGAAGAGAATAAGTTTAATGATCAATTTATTATTAGCCCTTCTAGTTTACCAACAGGTAATCTTAGAAGTGTAATAGATAGAGTGTATAGTCATTATAAAGAGTTATCATCTAATGGAGATCAGAGAACTAGACTAGAAGAGTTTTCTGAAGCTATTCTTGATATTCTAAGAGATATAAACTATCATCAGAGTTTAAAAACAGACGAGCAAAGATTAGATAAGGTGCTCACTGGAGAAGCTATATCATATTGGGATTTTCTTATGACAAGAAACGGTAAAACTCTTGTAGATCAGGACACTTATAATTTCTGTAAAGGAGCTGTAGATCTTATTAAATCAGATCCTAATGTATGTGAGCTTATAGGAGCTAATGTAAATGACTTTAGTAATAAAGATGTTTACAACGAGCTTCCCTTAACAGCAAACATAAGTGGAAAACCTTTTGGTCTTAAAGGAATTGTAGATA